AGTGGTCGACATTATCGATGCCGAACAAAGAAAGGCCGAACTAAAATCGAGCCTATCTACATCTCAGCGCTCCAATAAAGAGCGCGGAGAAAAGATACAAGAGCAAAAAGTAAATATTGGCAATCTAGATGAACTTCTTGGCGCTTTTGACATTGACGAGCTAAACCAAAAGCAAGATCTGATCGATATAAAGCAAGACGAAATGGAATCTATAGTTAGTGAAGCGCGATCGTTACAAAAGGATTATAAGACTAAAAGTATAAAGCTTAAGCTGCTCGATGAGGTTCCCTGTGGAAATGAATATCCACAATGCAAGTTTATTCATGACGCTCATAAGGCTAAGAAGGAGGCCCCAAGCCTCCAGACTAAAATATTTGAAAGTATAAAGGAAGCCAAGGAGCTTAAAAAGTTCTTAGAAGATTTAAATCCCGAGAAGGTAGTTTCGAAACGCAAAAAATATAATGAGCTAACGACGGAGCGCCTGGAAAGCGAGAGCAATCTTAAGGATTTACAGCTATTATATGCGAGAGAGAAGAACAAGATTGTATCATACGAAAGTGAACTCGCTGAGCTTGCTATGAAAATTGAAGAATACAAAGATAATCGAGAAAACATAGAGAACTTTGAACACCTTGCTAATCAGCGACAGGAAGTACTAGACGCGAGGGAAAGCCTCATGGTCGAATACAAAGCTTGTCAGAATATGGTTTTAGAATATTATAAACTCAAGGGCTCTCTCGAACAAAAACTAACGAACTTAATGGAACAGCAAAAAGAGATGAAGGATATTCAGCAAGAGTATGCCGCTTACGATCTTTATATGAGGTGTATGCATTCTAATGGTATTGCGTACGACATCATTAAGAAGCAGCTGCCGGCGATCAATGATGAAATAGCGAAGGTGCTGGCCAATATTGTTTCTTTTGAGGCCTTCTTTGAGGACGATGGAAGGCGTTTAAATATTTTTATTAAGCACCCCAAACACGACGCGCGTCCTCTCGAAATGGGATCGGGCGCAGAAAAAACGATAGCTGCGATGGCTATTCGCTTAGCGCTATTAAGCGTCTCTAATCTTCCAAAGGGAGATATCTTTATTCTCGATGAACCAGGAACGGCACTAGATGCCGACAACATGGAGGGGTTTATTCGTATTCTTGATTTGATTAAGTCTTTCTTTAAAACAGTCATTTTAATATCCCACCTTGATAGTTTAAAGGACTGTGTAGATACCCAGATTATAATCGACAAAAAAGGAACCTACGCCCACGTTGAAGTCTAGGTGCCGTCTTTATTTTCCCCTACTAATTAAGTAAAGGGAGAATATTATGAAACATTTACTCGATAAGGGATTAAACAAGGTCGTTTCTCGCAAGCTACTGGCTTGGGTGACGGCAACCTGTTTGTTGGGGCTTGCCGATCTTGCCTCTGCAGATTGGACAATGATCACTGTGGTCTATATTGGCACACAGGGAGTTGTTGATACTGTTGCGAGGCTAAAAGGGGTTAAGTAATGAAATGGCTCGCTGTTAAAACGTTTTTAAAAAAAGCATGGGCGTGGATTAAAGCGCATGCCTGGTTGCCCATTTTATTGTTGCTAGGGGTAATCGGGTTTTTACTTTTTGTGATAACGAGAAACTCAGCATTTTTAGCAGCAGTTTTGGATGCCGCCCAGGGCGCCCGCGAAAGCTATAAAAAAGAGGCAGATCTTCTTAACGAGAGTCACAAAAAAGAAGCCGAGGAAAAAAGAAAAGTTTTGGAAGCTTATAATGAAAACTTAAAAACTCTCGAAGAAGAATATGCCAAACGCAATGAAACATTAAATGCGGCGAAGAAGAAGGAGCTTAAAAAACTTATTGATGAGAGTTATAATGATCCTGATAAGCTAGCAAAAGAGCTAGCCAGATTGTATGGACTAGAACATGGCTAAAAAACTATTATCTTTAGTAATCATTTTTAATCTTGTATTCCCTTCTGTCGCCTTTGCCGAGGGAGAGGAAGAGGCTCCTCCCGAATACGATCTTGTTTCGCTGAAGGCTGGAGACCCGGCGCCATTTGATGGGGTCCTCTTATCACTAGACGCCGCGGCAAAGATAGCGGTAGACAAGAAGTTTGAGGACGCTGAGTGCGATTTACGTATTGGATATGAGCTTCATCTCCAAGAACAGCGTTATCAATTGCAGTTAGATTACAAGGATATAGAAATAAAGTCGTGGGAATCTCGCTATGAACAGATGATGATTCTGAAGACAGCGGAGAATGACAGACTTTATGACCTAGTTATGAAGCGAAAGCCAGATATGGCTCCGTGGCTGGTGTCCCTTGGATTTGCTATTGGGACCGCTACTTCCCTGGGAATCTTTGCGATATCAACAGAGATTGTTAAATGAGCGAACCCATACCAGAAGTATACGGGCGCAATAAGCTGATAGCGTTTCTTAGAAAGTATTTGTTGGGACAAGCACCAGGTCACGAAGCGCCAAGAATATCAGTAACCCAGATAAGAATTTCGGAACCGTTGGTGCGTATGGGCGAGACGACCACGAACCCGTTGGTGTTGGGGGGGAGCCAAACTATAGCGCGCGCCATATCATTTTGTGACATTACCGTACCGGCCGACGTAACCCTAACTATTGAATCCGGAGGTATTTTGGTAGTTAAGGATTTGAGCGATTTTTAGGAGACAAAAAAGATGAGCGAAATTAAAGTTAATAAGATTGGAGGCCTCAGTGCCGCCACCCTTGAGGTTCAGGGGAGCTTGTCGATCCCCGCCTCGTCGTACCTTTATTTGAATGGAGACGCCGGCGACCAGTATATAAGAGGCACCGGTGATTGGCTGACTATAGACGCTGACGATAGGCTTTATGTCTACGCGGACACATATTACTATTTCTATTCCGGAAACGCCGGCAGCGCCGGCGCCGGCATCTTTTACGGCCTGGCCGACGCTCCGATTGCTAAGTTCTACGGGAACGTTCGAATGGAAACCGGTAGCGCGTCCACGAACCCTACGCTTCTACTTCACGACACTGCCGCGTCGGGCTATGTTCGACTGCAGATGACCAACGCAGCTGACACCAACGGGCAGACTGGAAATTCTCATGAGTGGACCATCTCGGCCGCCGCCGCCGCCGAGGGGTCCGAGACCAGTGCGTATTGGAATGTGTTTTATGCAGATCGCGACGGCGACGGTACCGGCGGAAATTTGTTACAAATTCGCGGGGATGGGCTTGTTTGGGCAAACACCCTAAGCAAAGGGGCTGGTTCTTTTGTTATCCCTCATCCCGCCCCTGAAAAAGAAAAGACTCATACTTTATGGCATTCCTTTGTGGAGTCACCAACCGCCGGCGAGAATCTTTATAGGTGGCAGCTGGATGTTACAGGAGGAAGCCTCACAATGGAACTCCCAGACTATTATCCCTTTTTGAATATCAATGATATGGTGTGGATATCTCCTGTGGGCCATTTTGGGGCAGCTTATGGAGAGGTTAGCGAGGATCAAAAATCTCTGACCATTACTGCCAACTCAGATGGTAAATATAATGTTCTTCTAATAGGCACCCGGAAAGATGAGACTGCCACAAATGCCTGGAGCGGTACGGAAAGAGAGGGGCCTCATCAGCGCTTTACAGAAAATGGATAAAGACCCCAACCACATCCCCAAACTGGAGAAGGCCATCGCACAGAAGTACGGTGCTGAAACAGTCGACAATCCGCGCAAGTTTTGGGACGACGTCAAAGAGCAACAATACATTGAACAATCTAAACTAACAGTTGAAAAATTGAGGAAAAACGAAGCACAGGTTGAGAAAGTAGAAACAGACGGATTTTTAATAAACAAAAAACTACTTAATAAGGATACAAATAGGGTTTGCTCTGTTTGTGAGAAATATTCATTTGATGTTGGCGACAACTTGTATATCAATAAGTTTGATTGTTGTCGGAAATGTTATGTTCAATGGGTAGAGGACAGAGAAAGACGGTGGCTAACAGGATGGCGACCACAGAAGGAGAAAGAAAATAATGGCTAATGCTAATACACTTGATATCATTCGCGGAATCAGCCAAGCGGCCGCAAACGCCTATGACGGCGCCCATGATGGCACTTTAAACTCAGACGGGGTCGCACGCAAAGTGGGATTGAAGCGAGAGATTGGAAACCTTATTAATGATCGACGGCTTGTAGACGGCTTTAAGGTTCGTTTTAAGGGCCCGGTTCTGGTTATTCTTTATCAATCCGAAACGCGCCTTAAGGATGTAGCCAAAAAAGGGTTTGAAAATGAAATCTCGCAAATGATTGCCGACATAGCCAAGTTTCTAAAGAAGGAATATAAGAGCGTAACCGGCAACAGCCTTACTTTAACTCGAATGGGCGAACCCTCGGTTCTTGTACAGAAGCTTTCCAACTACAGAACAGATGTCCGTGCAACCTGCGACTATAAGATTGGCGGGATCGACGATGTTAAAGAAATAGAAGAGCCCTCTAAAGATCGTTTAGACAAGGCGATCCGAGATTGGCTCGCTCTCGGCCCGGGCGGCAAGCGCCCCAAAAACGATACTCGCAAAGGTAAATAAACAGGTGTTATGGGATATCAGCTTACAAAGCAGGAGATTCTGAAAGAGGTAGTAAAATCTGGCAAGGACCCAGTACATTTTATCAGAAACTATTGTAAAATATCCCACCCTCAGAAGGGGCTTATTCCTTTCAAAACTTATGACTTTCAAGACGATCTTTTAAAAGACTTTAATGACTATCGCTTTAATGTTGTTCTAAAGGCGCGCCAACTTGGCATTTCTACTATTACAGCAGCCTATACTGTATGGCTGATGCTCTTTCATCGCGATAAAAACATTTTAGTTGTAGCTACAAAGCTTCAAACGGCGACAAATCTTGTTCGCAAAGTTAAGAAGATTATGAAGCAGCTTCCCCCGTGGATGAGGATTTCCGAGATTCACATTGATAACAGGACTTCGTTTGAGCTTACCAACGGATCTCAGATTAAAGCGTCTTCAACCTCTTCCGACGCCGGCCGTTCTGAAGCGTTGTCGTTATTGGTGATTGACGAGGCCGCACACGTTGAGGCGCTAGATGAACTGTGGACTGCACTATATCCCACCCTATCAACCGGGGGTCGTTGTATAGCCCTTTCAACTCCGAATGGCGTTGGTAACTGGTTCCATAAAATATGTGTAGAAGCCGAGGCTGGAACAAACGCATTTCATATGACCACTTTGATGTGGGATCTTCATCCCGATAGGGACCAGCTGTGGTACGAAAAAGAAACGAAAAATATGTCGACACGGCAGATTGCTCAAGAGCTAGAATGCAACTTTAATGTTTCTGGCGAGACTGTTATCCATCCTGACGATTTAATTTACCACCTTGAAAAAACAAGAGAGCCTAAATATCGCACCGGCTTTGATCGCAACTACTGGATTTGGGAAGAGTTTCAGGAAGGAACCTCTTATTTGCTTGCTGCAGATATTGCACGCGGAGACGGCCAGGACAACTCCGCATTTCACGTTTTTAATCTAGAAGACATGGAGATTGTCGCAGAATACATCGGAAAACCCAACCCGGATGATTATGCAGAGATACTATTCAATGCAGGAAAAGAATATGGAACCTGCATGATAGTTGCTGAAAACAACAATATAGGTTTCGCTGTACTTAATAAGTTAAAGGATAAGGGTTATAATAATGTTTATCACTCTACGAAGTCTTCTCATGATTATGTTGATTCTATACAGGCACAGTGGATGACCAATATAGTTCCGGGCTTTACAACATCATCTAAGACAAGACCCTTGGTGATTGCCAAAATGGAAGAGTTTATGAGAAATAAACTAGTTAAGATTAACTCTAATCGTTTATTATCGGAGATGAAAACCTTTATTTGGCACAACGGCCGCCCACAAGCGATGCGATCTTATAATGATGATTTGGTTATGTCGTTTGCGATTGGTTGTTGGGTAAGAGATACAGTTTTGGTTGAGAATCAAAGATTAGTAGAATATAATAAAAATGCTTTATCGGCGATCTCCACTTCCACTAGAACAATGAGCACCACTATTCCCGGGATGATAGGACACAACAAGAACAGCTCGGGCACCGTATCTCCAGAGGTTAAGAGATTCAATGAACAATACGCTGCGATCATTAAAGGATAAATAAATGCCAGAACAAAAGAAAAAAGTAGACCACAGAAACAACCCAAGAAACCCAGCGTCCCCTCTCTTTAAGAGGCTAACGAGGCTTTTTTCTGGCCCTCTCATTAACTACCGGGCCCAGTTTACACGCGAGGAGCGCCGGTCCGCTTTAGATAAATATCAATATCGATTCACTAGCGCAAGCGGCAAACAGTTTAAGCGTTCTGCTGATAATCTTTCTCGCAACTATAATATGCTTACTTCCGCAGCTATGCGGAATCAAAATCGTAACGAGAGATATATTGATTTTGATCAAATGGAGTATATGCCAGAGATTGCTTCGGCCATGGATATCTATGCAGACGAAATGACGACGTCAAACGAGTTTAACAGGCTTGTTAAGATTGAGTGTCGCAATGATGAGATTAAAAGCATCTTAGAAGCTCTTTTTTATGATGCTCTTAATATTGAGTTTAATGCATTTGGCTGGGCGCGCACCATGTGTAAGTATGGAGACTTCTTTCTATATCTAGATATTGATGAAGTGCTGGGAATTAAAAGCGTAATCGGCCTCCCTTCGGGCGAAGTAGAAAGGCTAGAGGGCCAAGATCCCACTAATCCCAACTATGTTCAGTACCAGTGGAACTCGGCGAATATGACATTCGAGAACTGGCAATGTGCGCATTTTAGAATTTTGGGAAATGACAAGCACGCGCCCTATGGAACTTCCGTATTGGATCCGGCGCGCCGCATTTGGCGTCAGTTGGTTTTGATTGAAGATGCAATGCTGGCTTACCGTGTCGTTCGCGCCCCTGAGCGTCGTATGTTTAAAATTGACGTAGGCAACATTCCCCCTCAAGATGTAGAACAATACATGGAGAAGGTGAAGGGATCTCTTAAGAGAAACTCTATAGTGGACGCGTCGACCGGTCGAGTTGATTTGCGCTATAACCCTCTTTCGGTTGAAGAAGACTATTTTATTCCTATTCGGGGCGGTGTGGGGTCAGACATTACAACCCTTGCTGG